GAACCCAAAAAACTTGCAATCGCGGAACACAAACGAGTCGTTCTTTGTCCATGCAGCTTTTGAGTTAGTGGCAGTGTCGCAGTCAAAAATACACCCGTAAAACAATGCGTTTTTAACAAAGTTTTGTCCGGAATCAGCAACCATCTGCGTGTTGCCGTTGTTCTTAAACAAGCAGTTAATTAATGTAGTGTCGTCTGTACGGGCAGGAGCAATAGGCTCAAAATCAAAACCGGACTGTGGCGCGGTTCCTATTCCGTCGTCACCTGTGTTGATGAACTGGCAATTAACGTAGGTAGTGCGAACCTGACCGCATGCAGAGAAGGCTTGCCTGCGGCCGCCGTCAAACACGACGTTTTCAAAGAACAAGTCCTCGTTGTTGATTTCAAGAGGCCCGTCATTTGTCAAGCCACCGTCAGTGGCAAACTTTTTAAACGTGCAGTTCCGTACTGACACGCGCTTGTTAGATTGCAAAAACAAACCGATGCAGTTTCCATCAGTAGTCCCGTAATTTACGTTGGCCTTGTTGCCATCCCACAAAAATCCGGTGACCTCAACGTCTTCACATTGGCGGAAAAAGAACCCATACCCCTCGTCCTTAAAAACTCCATCATGTATTCCACAACGAGCGCCGTCTCTGATTTCAATAGTGCAACCATTGCCAATCAGTCGAACACCTTTACAATCCTGAAATCGAACGCCCAAAGCAGGGTAACTATCCCACAACCACAACACCGAATAGGTAGCACCCGGTTCAAAAACCAACGTGCCACCGCCAAGCGCATTGATGTGCTGAATGGCGTTGTAGATTGCAACGGTGTCATTCGTCACCCCATCCCCCACAGCACCGAAGTCTTTGACGCTGACGGTTTCGCGGAGTTTGGTTTCAACAGTTTGAGATAGTTCTGCTGTACCTGTACCAGTGCCAACACCTGTTGCAATGAAATGAGTTCCGACTATATTGTTTACTGCGCCAATCAAGGTAAAGTTAGTTGTACCAATAGACGCAATTCGGTAAATTCTTCCCACAACAAAACTGCCCGCCGTAACGGTGTAACCCTGTTCGTACAGGATGGAATCGGCATCATTCACAGCAGGCGGCTGCGCAGACGATGGGATGTTGTCGTATGTGGCAATCAAGACATCAGTTGATGTTTTAAGAACAAACTTGTAACCAATTCCAAGCTGCAACCAGATTTCACCACCGCTTGGCACACGACCGGCAGAATCCAAAATGATTGGGTTGGTGTGAAAAACAGAGCCATTATTTGATGTATACGCAGCCAGTGGGGTGGTAGTGCCCGCAAAGTACGTGTAAATCTTGCCGCCGGACAACACGTTGCCATTGTTGTCAAAAAATTGAGCGCCTGCACCAGCAAACAATGAAAGAGTCACGGCCATTATGTGCGTCCTTATGCCAAAAATTTCAATTTGTACAAAGTGCGTAGATAAATCTCAATGATATTATCTATCAACTGTTGTAGCGATGAGTCTGATTTATCACAGACATTGTACCGAGCGCCTTCAATTTCAGCCAACGATTCTTCTAAGAACTCAATAACGTTGGTGGTCTTCTTTGCCGAGCGCAGGGTGATTGGGCCAATCAAACCATTTCGGCCTTGGTAGGCTTCGGCAAAATCATCAGCCGCACCAACGATGCGGTTATAGAAAATGTTGAGCGCCTCGTGCTTGCTAAAGCTGCGGGTGTTCAGGTGAACGCTGTGCGTCACATCACGGGCTAGGAACAAGATTCCTATAAAGTCAGCGGGTTTCATTGTGGCATTCCTTGTGGTGGCATCATTTCGCCTTCAGGCATCATTTCAGGCTGGGGCGTCATCTCCATAGGCATAGATTCTTCACGCATCTCAGGCATCTGGTTCACTGTGTTTTGTGACTCCATCGCCGCAGCAACAACGCCCATTGCAATGTCTTGAATCTGTTGCTCAGTCATGCCAGCCTGCACCGCAGCAATGCGCTTGGTTTCGGCCTCGTACAGCTTGACTTCAGCCTCAAAGTCCTTGCGCTCCATGTCTTGCATCTCAATGGACTTGCCGACATTCGTGAGCATCTGGTGCATCTGCTCCATCTCTTGGCCCATCGCCTGCATCTGCTGTTGCGCGGCTTGAAGTTCTGGATTGTCATCGCCATCGCTCATCAGCTTTGGATCAATGGTCTTGGCAAAGCGTTTTGCCATCTCTTGAGCGCCAGGCCAGTCCATGTTCTTGACAAACAGATCGCCAGCCACTGCCCACAGTTGTGGGTTGCCTTGCAGCAGTTGAGCCATTGCTTCCAACGCCTCTTGACGCTTGGTCGCGTAGCCTGGGCCAGTCGTTGCTACCACATCGTACTTGCCAACGCTTGGGTTGTAGATTTTCTCGATCACAATGCCTTGCTCGTCCACAATCTTGTTGACCGGCTGCTCTTGATCAGGGTTGATCTTGATCATCTCAGTCTCACCGTCTTCACCGATGATGCGAGCAATGCGCTGGGTGTCGTAAATCTTCGGGATCAAGTCCACAAGCTGGCGGGCTACGTGCCGAACACCACGGGCTAAGTTGTCGCCGTAGTGGTAGGTGCCCACATCGCCCTCGCGCTGACGCGCTAAGATTGCTTTGCCGCTTCTCTCGTTGGAACCCATGCCCAAAGAAGCGTTGTATTGGCCGGTTGTGGACTTAATGTCCTCAGAAGCGCCCGCTTTGGCTTGCAGCAGGCCGCTAGAAGCCATTGGTGGCTGCGCCCTAGCTGGCAGTGGCAAAACAGCGCCTTGGCCGTCTGTGACGTCTGGGTTGACCTCCAGATACGGCCAGTTGGTCGTATTTGCGGTCTTCCACTTATCTTCGTAGCCCTCAAACTGCCCGCCATAGCCGATAAATGGCGCTTTCGGGGCCAAGGCCAGCATCTCGGCCTCTTGTGAAACCCAGTAGTTGTACATGCGCTGGGCATCCTTGGCGTTACGCACCAAGCCCGACACGTACAAGCGGCCATCGACTTCAAACTCATTGCCGACAATGCGAATGACAGGAATGTACTTGCCCGCCCAATCGCGTTGCTCAAGGATTTCGTAGCCGTTGATCTTGCAGTACTTGACCTTTTGGCGGTCAGACTCGCGGCTTTTCTTGGGCTTGCCGTAAATGGCTTTTAGTTGCTTGTCCTCGGGGCTGCCGTCAAAGGCGGTTACGTTGCCAGGGTACAGGTTCAGCGTAGCGCGGTCGTAGTCGATGTAGTAGTAGTCAGCGACACGGATCGTGTCTTCGTTGAGCCAGTTGCTGATTGACTGATCGCCCACACCCAGCGATTGCAAGGTGGTAATAGGCGCTGCGTCTGGGTATTGACGCTCGTACTCTGCACGGGTCAGGTCTTCGGTGATGAAGCAATACTTAGCGTCCGCGCCAGTCGGGTCTTGGATCATTGGATCCATGTAGACCGAGAACGAGTTACGGACGCGGCCAATCTTGATGTCTTGGTCAAAAGTGTTGTCGTCGCAATATTCTGTGAGCAAGCGCAAGTAGCCTTCGCCGTAGGACACTTGGTTTTCGCAGGCCGTGTCGTAGGCCACATCAGCGTCCGACAGATACTCAATGTGCCGGATCATGCCGTTAAAGATTTCAGCAACTTGCACGTCAGCCTTGTCATCCACGGGAATGACTTTAGCGCCAGGGCGGTTTTGCCGCTGGTCATTTGTCACTTGGCGCACGTGTTGCGGCAGCTTGTTGATTGTCAGGCACGGCCGTGCGTTGATCGTCTGACCCTGCACCGCGCCGCGAGTTGCCAGCACATCCGCAGGCCACTGCCAATGGTTATCGGGCGAGCCAGCGTAGAACTTCAGGTCATCAACTTCGTCCTCACGCGACTCAGACAGCGCCGACACGGCCATGTCCAGACGGGCGCGGGCGGTAGCCAAAACATCCGCATTGCTTTTGTCTTTGGCCGAACCACCAACAGCTACGGCTGCGGCGGCGACTATGCCTGTTGGGTCTGCCATGTTATTTCTTTTTCTTTGCTGCTTCGCGCTTAACCGAGTAGGCAATTGCCACGGCCTGCTTCACAGGCTTGCCAGCAGCCACTTCGGCCTTGACGTTCTTGCGAAAGGCTTCGGGTGTTTTTGACTTGACAAGCGGCATAATTAAGACGCTCCGTGAATGATCGCAAAGTTGATTACGACAGCTTCGGATAAATTGCCACCGCTGATGTTTCGCAACGTAATTGTGCAAGTGCCCGCGCTCATGCTGCTGATCCAGCAGTTATATGCGCCCGATGTAGCACCAGAACTTACGTTCAAAATAATCACATCTTTTACGCTGATTAAGCTGTTGGTCAGCGTGAAAGTTACATTGGTCAACGTATTGAGCGTTGCGCTGTTTGTTGTGATCCGGCCCATGCTCGCATCGAGCGTGACGCCAGTTGACTTGCTTGTCTCTTGAGTTACCGCGCCTTGTCCGGCAAGAGCGTAGCCAATTTCTTCACTGGCATAGCAAGTGGTGAACTCTGGGTCTAGGTATGCAACGCCAGTTGCTTTGGTGTTAGACATTATTTTTTCTTTGCAGTTTTAGCCGACTTTATAAAGTCTTGCTTGGTCGGCGCAGCTTTGCTGCCAACCTTGTTCATTTTTTCGCCAGAGCCAGCTTTGATACGAGCTTGCTTTGCGTGGATGTTTGCGTAGAGGCCAGGTTTTGTTGCCATGATTAGCACTTCCATCGTTTAAGGGCTGCTTTAGCGCGTTCGCCGTCTTTGGCGTTGGCCGCTACGGCGCCCATTCTTGCACAAAATGAATCTTTACGGCCTTGGTCTGCCTTGGTCTTGGGGTTCGGGGCTGGCGCCTTGAGGTTTGAGCCAGTCGCAGCGTTGTACTTGGCTCTACCCTTCTCGGTCAGGCCAGCGCCCTTGGATACGGGCAGTTTTTCACCGCGTCCGACAGACAAAGAAACAGTTTTTTTCGTTGCCATCTAGCTTCCCATCCAAGATGTGTTGGCCGAAGTGTCTGAATACGTTCGGCGGGTGGTTGTGCGCGCATTGTACTCGCCCCGATGCGCCACGGGAAACGCAAAAGTCACGCAAATAGCGTCAGCAGCATCCGGTGAGGCCAAACCACGCGCCTTCATGTCTTTTTTCGACTCCAAAAAGATCGTACCCCGTGAATCAGGCTTCATCATAGGCGAAATTAAGTCCGTCTTCAAGAACCGATCATTGGGAATACTGGCCGACTTCAGCCACTCGCGCATGTCGCCCCACATCTGTGCCCTCATGTTGCCATACATTATCGGGTTTTTGGCCTTGTTGCCAAAGTTAATGCCCTTGATCTTGTAGCGCTGCTCTTTGAGCCTATCAACAATCCCCGCCCCCAGCCCACCCTCGTCAATCACCACCATCGCAGGCTTGAACTCGTCAATTGCCTCAATAATGTGACCCACCACAGTCATGGTGTCGTCGCCCCGATGCCGGTCAATCCGCACAATGTCCCGCCCCTGCCGCACCGCAATCACCGTGGCATCAGCACCAAACCGCGCCGGATCGACCCCGATAATAATTGGCGCCGACTGATCTTTGTACTTCTCGCGCTTCATCGCCCCGTCCACCACATCGGCAGGAATGAACTGGTCATCCCCCTCAGACGGAAACATGCCGTACACCTCCACATGCGACTGGGAACTTTCCGGCCCATACTCATCAATGATGTTCTGGTAAACGGCCTTATCCGTGCCCTCGACCGTGCGAGCGTCCACCACCTTATTCGTCCAGAAATCCCGCTTGGAATTAAAGCACTCGTAAAAATACCCCGTATTACGCCGCGGGTTAGAAAACGCCAGCCACAACCTGTTCGGGGTGTTCTCCGTAAAGAATCCCGCGGTCACCGCCCAGATCGAGTCGTCAATACCTGATGCCTCATCAAAAATCACCATCACACCATCGTGATTGTGTACACCCGCATACGAGTCTGGATTCTCAGCAGACCAGAGCCTACCCTCCACCGCCCAATACCGCGTGCCCTTACGCAAGTCCTTTTCCACCAGCTCCGTCAACCAATTGGCCGGAGCCACCTTCGTAGCGCTCACCTCAAACCAGTGCGAATTGATACTCATCGCCAGCCACTTCGTGATCTCAGCCCATGTCACCGCCCTTAACTGCGACTCGCTGTTGGCCGAAATAATCGTGGTCGAGCCAATGCGCGTGGACAGCATCCAGATGGTCAGCCAAGACACCAGCGCAGACTTGCCAATCCCCCGCCCAGAACTCACCGCATGTCTGAGCGTCTCAAAATCTACCAGCCCCTTTTGACGCTTGATGTGGGCGGTGATCTCCCGCAGCACCTCCCGCTGCCACTTCCTCGGCCCCTTGAAATTCGCCAGCGGCGTATTCTCCTTGCCCCACGGAAACGCAAACAACACAAACGCCTCTGGATCATCAGCTAACGCTGGTGACCACAGCGTGGCCATTAGCTCTTGCTCGTCTTCGGGCTTGTAGATTGTGGTTTGCATTTATTTAAGCCATCGCATTTGCAAGGTGGTTTGTGATAGACGCAATTGGCTGGCCTTCTTTGATGGCTTTACGCATCTCTGGCGTGATGTCTAGGTAGCGCACTGTTTCACCACCTGGCACGCCGCGCCCTGTCTTTATGCGTGTCTCTCCGACTTTCGCACCGTACTTCTTGCCTTGCTTTTCAAGGAAAGCAGGGTAAATCTCATCGTAGTATTTCTTCATGCCCTCGCCGCCGACCTGCAAATCAACGCCTTCAAGCGCCTTAACGCCCATGCTGTTGCTCTCTGCATTAAGTAGCTTTTGAGCAACCTCTTTGCCGACAATGCCTGGAAGCTCTTCAGGGGTCACAGACTTGTTGATAATTTCATTGCCGCGACTGTCAAAAGCCTTGAACACCGTGCCGTACTTGTTTGCTTGTTTTGAATCAGGGGGGCTGTAATAAACCTTGCTGATCTGTTTGCTCAAGTCATAGCGCTCTGCTTGCTGCTTGCCCGTAGTCAAACCAATCCTGTCATAGCCCTTGTCAACCGCTTCTTTTAGCGCCCGTTTCAGCGCCAGTTGATGCCATGTGTCTTTAAATGGCGCGTCTGGTACGCCTTCGCCAGTACTTCTGCCAAGCCTATTTTGCTCAGTTTGCAATCTGTTAAGTCTGTTAGAAACACTGTTCCATTCATCAAGAATATCTCTTGGGGCATCTTTGCCTTGACTTGTATATGGTGATGCAAGTTCTTCAAGTTGCTTTTGTCTTTCTCCTAATTGCTGTCTTTCTATGAGCAAATCATCTAATTTCTTTTGTTCCGCAGCTCGTTTTTCTGGGGTGTTATACCCCTTCTCCCGCCCAGCCTGATGCCAGTCCGACTGCACTTCCTCAACCAACAACATCTTTTTGCCGTCAGCATCCACTCGATCATTGACCCGCATGTGCGCCAAGATGTTGGGTTCATTAAAATGGGATGATCTATATTCCGGTGATGCTGAGGCGTTTCTAGCTTGCGCTGGCATTGCGTTTGTAATTTCTTGTTGTCTTGCAGAATTTAACTGCGCCCATTCTGGCTCACCCCCACGCTTAACAAATTGCGTGTAGTAATTTTCCGCTGCCCTGCTTGCTTCCATTGGCTTGTTGGGTAAAGTCAGCAAAATCTCACGGTAGTTCTCACCGCCTGGCAGTTGGAACTTGTGGTATTTGCTAGGTACTCTTTCCGGAACCACATACGCCGCATCTGCTTGTGCGTCCCTGACATTTTGCAATGTGTTTATTTTTTCTTGCAATTGCGTAGGATTGTTTACCGGCATTATGGAATGCCTAAGCCGTTCTTCCTGACTCATGCCCAAATAGAATTTACGCGCTTCGTCTACATTTGCAAATTCTTTAACAGCAACACCACCAAATCTGTCCGTAATGCTGGTCAATTCAGCCTGTTCATGTGCGGTCAATGGCTCGTTCCTATAAACCCTGTTTTGCAAAACTATGCCGCGCTGCTTTTCTTCTGGGCTAACTTGCCGGTTAACCAGCTTGTAGCTGGGGCTGTCCATCTCTTTGTACATAGCCTGTATCTGCGGCTCGTACTGATCAAAAATTTCTTTGCGTTTAGCTATGCCTATTGGGTCTTCACTAACAGCCGCGCCAAGTTGCCTCTCCTGCACATTGATACGGTTGTTAGCAATAAAGTCCTGCACCTCTTGACGGGTCACGTTAGTCCTGCCCCTCAAGAACGCATCCAACCCCATTGTCTCCATCTCATACTTCTTAACATCTTGGCCCTTCGCCAGATCGTTAAGGAACGATTCACCAGTGCCTTGTTTACGGGGAAGGTTCAACGCCTGCTGCTCCACCGCGCTGTAAAAGCCCAGCGGCGATACTTCTGCCCTTGGCTTTACGCTTTGAGCCAACTGGTTTGCGTTAAATTTAGGAGCCTCAGCAGGCAACACCCCAGGCATCAACCCCTGCCGCTGCAAATACCCCTCAGTCATTCTTGCCGCTGTCGGCCCCAACGTCCTACCCGTGGCAAACGCCGCCTGCCTAGCAGCCCTTGCCGCTTGCAATGCCTCCATCGGTGTTAGCGGGATAAACGCACCAACATTGGCCGCGGCTGCCTGCGCCGCCCCTTGTGGGGGCAAGGGCAGCGTCCTTAGCAATTCTTGCGAGCCATACGGCACTTGCGCTTGCTGCGCATAGTCCACATCACCGTACATCTCCATTGGCATGGGGCTACGCACCAAGTTCGCCACATCTGATGGCAATCCCAGCGTTCCCGCCAACCTACCCCGCAAGAACTGCAACGGCATCTCAGCGGCCAGTCTGGGGTCTTGGATAGTTCGGTTGCGCCTTAACTGCGGGTAGTAGCCAAACGCAGCACCAAGCGCGTTCTGGCCTTCTGGGGTAAGTGCGTTGTTTATCGGCATAGCTCGATGGTAAATGATATTTCTAAAAAATAAAATAAAAATGTTCGTGAACGCACCGTCACCGTGACCCCTCGGCGCTGGGCCCTACCCGCCCCCCTCGTTTGTAAGTGGGCGCTTACTTAGGCCGTTTTCTGGGTTATGCACAGGGCAAAAGGCAAGTTATGCGCCTAGCCCTGTGGATAACTGGCACTACTGCGGTTTTGCTCTGTATAACCTGTGCGTAACTCACTGCCGACTTAACATAATGGACACTGTGGAATATCAGTCGGGGCTTATTGTAGGGTTAACCCTGACTGCGCCGCGCATATGCGTAGTTATTAAGAATCCCTTCGCAAAGCGCACAATCGATAGTCAAAGCCTATTCCTTGTTCACCATCTCTTTAACCGCCACATCAACGATATTGCTTTCATCCGTTAGGACGCGCTGTTTGGCCTCTTTAAGCGCATCAGAGACGCTGATGCGGGTATCGGTCACCGAGACATCGATTCGATCCCCATAGACCTTTGGCTTGAGTTTAGCGGCCACCCACTTGCGGGCATCTACCTGAATCCGCTTTTGGTTGACCCAAGCGCTTTTTGAAGGCCCATCAAGATGCGCTGGGATGGCTTCATCAGCCAGCTCCAGTATTTCCTCAGCGAGACGATCAGCCCGATCCTCGATGGCCTTTTCGTACATAGCTCGAAACGCCACATCTTTTTTAATCATCGCCATGACAAGCACATAAGACGGCATTCCATCAGCTTTGAGCGAAGTGCTTAAGCTCTTGCCCTGGCTAATGTCTTGGCACATCGTCATCCAGCACGGATGATCAATCCCAAAAGTCGTTGGCCTACCGCCAGCATGTTTAGCCACCGCCATTTCCAAAACATCTTTTTCCATGTTAGTCCTTGCTCACTTCCAAATTTATAACTTCACCCCAAATCCTCGCCGCATCGATGCCCCCTAACCCCCTCACCCTAAAGGGTGTGAGGGGAGGGGAGGGGGCTTTTCGAGCGTTTTGCCCCCTAACCCTCAATCCCCCTAAAGGGGACTTCAGGGGGCTAGGGGGCTTAAAATCACCCACCTTTTCGCACCAACATGGCGCTCGATTGCACCTCGTCCACCACAATCCAGCCATGCTCAAGCGGACTAATGATCTCAGAAACGATGAGCGCACCGATCAATTTATCTGGATATGCTGCGCTCAAATCGTTCTCAATGGTGCGTGGTTTGCGCCCATCTGAGGCCAGTTTGTCCTTCAATGCTGACCGACTTACGTAGGGCAGGCCATCACGAATTTCAGCGCCAGTGCCCCACCAAGCGTTCTCAAAGGCTTTGCGGTGGCTATCGATTTTGCTGTCTTTTTTGGTGGCAATGGGGGTCTGGGCTTGGACAATGACTGCGCTGGTGACGGGTTGGTTGTCCTCGTCATACCATGCGGGGATGGTCACTTGTTGGAGTTCTACGAACACGGTTTCGGCCAATTCAGCGTCTTTAGACTTGCGCTGAACGATTTGCATGGGCTGGTCATCCTTGCCTGGCACGATGCTGATCTCTATATCCAAAGCGCCTCGCCACGCGCTTGAGCCTCGGGCACGGTGTTGAGCCTCGTCTGACACGCCTGTGTGGTGGACTAGGATGACTGAGCAGTCAAACTCCATCATCAGGGCATTGCAGGCGTCTAGCATGGTCTTGGCGTCTTGGGCGCTGTTTTCGTCACCAGCTAAGAATCGGTGCAGGGTATCGACCACTATCACGCTTGGCCGGTCTTTGAGCATCCTGACCTGTTCTACTACCTTGAGGTAACCGATGGGGGTGTTAAGGTCACAGCCGTCCTTAGATAGCCACATATTGAGCTTTCCGGCCTTGTTGTGGTGCTTCCATGCTGCTACCCTACCTCGCAGGCCGTGGTGGCCTTCACCGGCCAGATAAACCACATTGCCCTGGCGTACCTTGTGGCCTGCCCAGATTTCTATGCCGCTTGCCATGCGTAGGCACCAATCTAGCACCACAAAGGTCTTGCCGCCGCCTGACGGGCCGTGAACCATGACTAAGGCTTGGGACTGAATCCAACGCTTGACCAGCCATGAAATGGGGCTGGGTTGGGCTGAAAACTCGTCTGCGGGGATGAGCCAGTCATTTGCTGGTGGCATGAGCAGTGCCGCTAAATTGTGCCCCGCTTGGGCATAATCGTTGGCATCACCGAAAATCGGGGGCATCACCATGCGTGCGCCATACTTGGCTGATGCTTGTTCTGCATAACGTTGACCAACGCCCGATTGGTCATGGTCAGCCACAATCACAATATCTTGCATAATGCCGTGCTTTTCTCGCAAACTGCCGGTCACTGGCACCAAGTTGCTGGCGCTGTAGGCTACTACGCAAGGCCGGTTGGTAGCCTCAAAAATAGTGGCAGCGGTGGCAAAGCCCTCGGCCACGTACAGCGTGCCAGGCTCATCTGATGAGCCTACCACCCAGAACTTGCCACCAGTTTGACCGCCAGCGTGGTACAACTTGCCGCCTTCGTGGTCAATGTACTGCAAGCTGGACAATGTGCCGTCTGCATCGTACAAAGGCACCATCAACCGGCCATCACCTGTAATTCGTGCGCCGTGAACACCAATGCCCTTTTTGGCTAGGTAGGGGTGTTCAACAATTGCGGGATTGGCTGTTGTCCAGATTTTCTCGACAGTCTCGCTGGCGACTTGATGTTGGCGCTCGATGGCGGCGTCCCGCAGTGCCTTGGCCTCGGCAAGACGCTTGGCATTGGACATTTCCTCGGTCTGAGTGAGCTTGCGGCCAATGTCAGCCCGAAAAGTAAATTCAAGACCTGCACGCCAGCACCCAAAACGCCCCGCAGGAATGCCATCGCCAAAGACCAAATACCAGCCAGGCTTGTCACCGTGGCCTGGTGAGCCCTTGGTGCCCGAGCGAAAGCGGTGAATCTTGCCGTCAAAGTGGATTTGATCTGGTGGCTCCAGCCCCGCAGCACGCATGGCGTCTATAAGTTGCGCTTCAGGGGGAGCGACCAGCTTCTCAGGGGACGGTGACCACGGGCCACCGAGGACATTTTCTAGACTAGCCATGCGTCACCGCCTGCTTTGTCAGGTAATCGCTCAAAGCCTTGACCGTTTCGTACAAAGGCTTGGACTCCTCTTGCATGAAGCGGTAAACCGTGGCCGGATGCACGCCTGCATTCTCAGCCACCCTCTTGAGATTGGCATCCTCAAGTCGTTGTTTAATCTGCTCGATAGTCATCATAATTTGCACCTGTGAAAATATTTTTGCGGGAACGCTTGCATCATAGCCTGTTTTATGTTTATGATGCAAGCGCACCCAGAACAGATTTCCTGAAGTGGGTGAAAAACAAGGAGAGCCAAGATGGCTATCAATCTGAAGTCAACAGGTGGTCTAACCGCCAATGGGGTGAAGTTGTTGGTGTATGGAGCAGCAGGGTCAGGCAAGACCACGCTGATCAAGACGCTGCCCAATGTGATTGTGCTGAGTGCTGAGGGCGGCTTGTTGTCTATCCAAGACGCTGATCTGCCTTACATCGAGATTGCGTCAATGGACGACTTGCGCGAGGCGTTTACATGGTGCAAGGACAGCAAGGAGGCATCAGGCTTTCAGTCTGTGGCGCTTGACTCAATCAGCGAGGTGGCCGAGGTGGTTCTGGCCTTTGAGATGAAGAAGTCCAAAGATGGCCGCGCAGCTTATGGTGAGATGAACACCACTATGCAGGAGTTGATCCGCGCCTTTCGTGACTTGCCAGGCAAGCACGTCTACATGAGCGCCAAGTTGGAAAAAAGCACGGACGAGATGGGCAAGATGCTTTACAACCCAGGAATGCCAGGCAAGAGCCTGACCCAAGGCTTGCCTTACTTCTTTGATGAGGTACTCGCACTGCGAGTCGAGCGCGATGCCGAAGGCGTAACGCAACGCGCACTGATGTGCGATTCGGATGGCCTCTGGTTGGCCAAGGACAGGTCGGGCAAGCTGGAGGCTTGGGAAGCGCCAGACCTTGGCGCAATCATTGAGAAGATCGGGGGCAAGGCATGAAACACGATCAAGCATTTCCTGTTCATTACAACGGCCATGAGGGCATGACATTGCGGGATTACTTTGCGTCTAAGGCCATGCAATTGATCATGGCCGAAACAATAAGTTCAGATTCAGAAATAACTGATGATGAAGTTGCGCTTGCTTCTTATCGTATGGCTGAGGCTATGTTGAATGCGAGGGAACTATGAGCGACCTAGAAACCCTAAGCGCAGACTGGCTGCGCTACAAGACCCTTGAGGAGCGCACGGTAGTCGAGCGCCGCAAGATTGAGGACAAGATCGTTAAAGCCTTGCGCTTGCCTGAGTCCTTTGAAACTACTGAGACAGCAGAGCCAGATGGCTATGTTGTCAAAATTGCTGGCCGCATTGACCGCAAGGTTGATTCGGAGAAGTTGCAAATGCTAGCTACTGAGTCAGGACTCACTGAGCATCTGGCGACCCTGTTCCGCTGGAAGCCAGAGCTAAACCTGACGCTCTGGAAATCAGCAGACGAATCCATCACCAAGCATTTGGCTGGTGCAATTACGGCCAAGCCTGGCCGTCCCTCTTTCAAAATCACTATTAAGGAATAAACAACATGGCTTTTCTCACCGAGACTTTTGACGTTAACGAACTGCCAGTTGGCAACGCTAACAACTTTGAGCCGCTGCCTGCTGGCTGGTACACGGCTACTATTTCGCAGGCTGAACTCAAAGCTACTAAGGCTAACAACGGCCAGTACATCAAGCTGCGCTTTGACATCACCGGCCCAAGCCATCAAGGTCGTGTTGTGTTTGGCAACCTTAACATCAAGAACGCCAATCCAAAGGCCGAGGAGATCGGACGCCAGCAACTTGGCGAGATCATGCGTGCGATTGGGCTAGCAAAGGTTGCCGACACTGATCAACTAATCGGTGGTCAGATCAGCATCAAGCTGGACATCAAGCAAGACGCTCAATATGGCGCAAGCAATGAGGTGCGGGGCTTTAAGTCGGTGTCCGGCAGCGTAGCGCCTAGCGTTACAGCAGCACCGGCCTCTGCACCAGCCGCTACAGCAAAGGCTGCGCCACCTTGGGCTAAGAAGTGATTTTCGGGGGGAAAGCGGATGCTGGTGTCGCACACCGCGTCACGCAATTCGGATTACCGTGTTGCAAACAGTGCAGCGAGTACCCCCACCTTAAAAAAAAGCCCCGCACCGATAAAAGTGCGGGGTTCAAGATCAATCAAGGAGAGAACAAGTGATTATTCCCCAACCAGATAATACCATTGCCGCGCTAGTTGACAAGCACCACGAGTCAAAGCCTGAGAAGCCCCGCGCACACCTTGGGGCTAGCACGCTAGGTCATGTCTGTGACCGTTGGTTGTGGTTGTCGTTCCGGTGGGCTGTGCAGCCTGAGTTCCCTGGCCGGATTCTCCGTTTGTTCCGCAGGGGGCAGAACGAGGAGGCCACCATCATCAGCGACCTTCGGGCTATCGGGCTGGATGTCCGCAAGGTGTCTGCCCAGCATAGAGTTGATTTTGGAGGCCATGTCTCTGGCAGCTTGGACGCCATCATTGACAAGGGCGTTCCCGAAGCCCCGAAGGCCAAGCATGTGGCCGAGTTCAAGACGCACAGCAAGAAGTCATTTGATGCGCTGGTCAAGGATGGCGTGGAGAAGGCCAAGCCAGAACATTTCACCCAGATGCAGGTGTACATGCAAGGCACTGGTATTGACCGTGCGCTGTATGTCGCCATTTGCAAGGACGATGACCGAATCCACACCGAGCGCGTGAAGTTTGATAAGGAAGTTTCAGAAAAAGCGGTGCGCCGAGGCCACTACATTGCACTGGCCGAGCGTATGCCAGAGCCGATCAGCACTGACCCAAGTTGGTATCAGTGCAAGTTCTGCGATGCGTACAAGTTCTGCCACGAAACCAAAACCACCAAGCATGTGAACTGCCGCACCTGTGCCAACGCCACGCCAATGCCTGATAGCACTTGGCACTGCGCTAAGTGGAACGATGTGATTCCAGTGGACGCACAGCACAAGGGTTGCGAGAGCCATGTCCTACACCCAGACTTAGTGCCGTGGCAACGCAAGGACGGGCCTGACGAGTTCACTGCTGTCTATGAGATCAATGGAGTCAACATGGCAAACGGCGACCCAGCGCAAGAGGGCGTTTGGGGTAGTACGGAACTGCTGGCTAATGCCGAGGCTTGCGGTAGTGGTGACCCTTTGATTGCTGAGATGCGTCAGGTTTGGAATGCAAGGATAGTTGGCTGATGCTCCGTGACTACCAACAACGCACCATAGACCAGCTTTACGCATGGTTTGAGGAGGGCGGCAAGGGCAATCCTTGTCTGGTGCTGCCCACCGGCTCAGGCAAGAGCCACATTGTGGCTGCGCTGTGCAAGGACGCCTTGCAAAACTGGCCGGAGACTCGGGTGCTGATGCTAACCCATGTCAAGGAATTGATTGAGCAGAACGCTGAGAAGATGCGCCAGCACTGGCCAGGCGCTCCGATGGGCATCTACAGCGCAAGCATTGGCCGCAAGGACTTGGGTGAGCCGATCACCTTTGCTGGCATCCAGTCGGTGCGTACCAAGGCCAAGCAGTTAGGCCACACTGATCTGGTGATCATTGACGAGTGCCACTTGGTCAACCACAAAGACGAGGGCGGCTATCGCACGCTGTTGGAGCAGCTCAAGGCCATCAACCCTGCGCTGCGGGTGGTTGGCTTGACGGCCACGCCTTACCGGCTGGGGCATGGCCTCATCACCGACAAGCCAGCGCTGTTTGACGCATTGATAAATCCTATCAGCATCGAGGAGTTGATTTACAAGGGCTATTTATCAACCCTGCGCTCCAAAACCACCAAGGCCAAGCTGGATGTGACTGGTGTTCATAAGCGTGGCGGTGAGTTTATTGAGTCTGAGTTGCAAGCTGCGGTGGACACGGACGATCAGAACCAGAAGGTGGTGCGCGAGGTGGTTGGCTTGGCTGGTGACCGCAAGGCGTGGCTGGTGTTTTGCGCTGGTGTAAAGCACGCACAGCACATTGCAGAGGTCTTGCGCCAGCATGGCGTGGCTGCTGAGTGCGTGACCGGCGAGACGCCAAAAAAGGAGCGCGAGAGAATGCTGGCCGACTTCAAGGCTGGCCGCTTGCGTGCGCTTACCAACGCCAATGTGCTGACCACCGGCTTTGACTACCCCGACATTGACCTGATCGCCATGCTGCGCCCGACCATGAGCGCTAGTTTGTATGTCCAGATGGCTGGCCGCGGGATGCGGGTCAAGAGCCACACCGATCACTGCTTGGTGCTGGATTTCGCTGGCGTGGTGTCTACGCACGGGCCGATCACCGCTGTCCAGCCCCCAAAGAAGGGCGGTGATGGCAATGGCGAAGCACCAGTTAAAGTTTGTGATGAGTGCGGTGAACTGTGCGCCATATCAGCGGCAGTTTGCCCAGCTTGTGGGACTGCATTTCCAGCCCCAGAACTTAAGAAACTCAAGCTGCACAACGATGACATCATGGGGCTAGATGGCACTGATCTGGATGTAACAAGCTGGACATGGCGCAAGCACATCAGCAAGGCATCGGGCAAGGAAATGCTGGCGGTGACCTACTACGGCGGCTTGAGTGACCCAGCCATTACAGAGTACCTAGCCGTTACGCATGACGGGTACGCCGGTCAGATGGCTTTGCAAAAGCTCGTAGATATAGCAGAACAAGCTCAGATCGAGCGTGGTGGCCTCAACGTGCAGTCGTTGGAGGAGATGGCTCACAACATGAATCAAGCGCAGCCACCAATTCATATTGAGTTCAAACGCGATGGTAAATTTTTTAGAGTAATGAGAAGGAGATGGTATGAGACACCCTGAGCCAGACTTAGTGACTGACTACAAACGCTGGCTAGCCGCTGGGCCACCGAGGTGCTGCCACACCTGTGAGCATTACGGCGTGGATGGCCTGTGCGTTGAGTTCTTTATGCGGCCGCCAGAGGAGTTTGCGGCCACCGTGGGCGAGTGCGATAAGTGGGAGGCCGAATGTCCGTTCTAGAGCGCATAAAAACCGAGCATGAGGAGCAGCGCGAGTTTGTGCGTTGGTTTCGCCAAGGCTACAAAGGCGTGCGTATTTTTGCTGTGCCAAATGGCGGGGCTAGAAGCATGGCGACAGCGGGGCGCTTGAAGGTTGAGGGAGTATCGCCTGGCGTGCCTGACCTGTTCATTCCAGACTGGCGCTTGTGGGTGGAGATGAAGCGAGTCAAGGGCGGTAGTCTCAGCGCCGAGCAGAAGGACTGGATCGCCTACCTTGAGGGCTGTGGCTACACCTGTTTTGTGGCAAAGGGGGCTGATCAGGCTAAAAAGATGGTGTTAGGGTTTGTCCCTAGTTTATGAGTTACCGGAAACAGTGCTAGAATTCAGTCATCAACAACAGTAACGGAGTAAACGACATGACACATCAAATGCACCTCAACAAGTCCGGCAGCGGAATGGCATCAAAAACAGCTTGTGGCCGCAACATCTTGCGTACCCCAATGGCAGCCAACTGGGGCGACTACAAGAATGAGCCAGTTCAGTACCGCTGCATCAAGTGCGAAGCCAGTAAGCAGTTTGAAGTGAACACCAGAATGGACGCACGCAAAGCAGTTGCATAAACCAAACAGGGCTACGGCCCTAACAACAATGACCCCCACCCAACGAGTCCAAGCCCTACGCCAACGCCGAAAGGCGCTTGGCCTAACCAGAGTTGAGTTCTATCTCACCTTAGAACACGCCGCCAAAGTGCGTGGATATGTCAGTAAATTAACCAAGGAGAAAACAAAATGAAACAAACCTACTTTACTCAGCAAAACCATGATCAAGCTCGCAGCTTGGTGATCAGCTTTTTGGGTGCAGCCCTTCTGGTCTGCTCCGGCGTGATCTTTTTGTTGGTTACCTTTGACGTGTTGGTGAAGTGATGATCAAGTACCTATGGACAGAGTTGAGGCTAATGCTGAAGACGGTGACGCCAGCACAGGCTATAGCGCATGAACTAATCCATGCCGAGCATGATTTATTGAGGGCAGAGACTGGCGTGGAGTACGCGCAGTCGATGGTTACTTACAACAAGAACCGAGTCAAGCGCTTGAAAGCGTACTTGGGTAAAACTGAGGAGCCGACATGAACAGAACATGCGATGCAGGGGGGATTTGCCCTCACAAGCCACAGTGCTTGTGGAGTTGCCAATTCACAGATGCGGAACTAGAAACCCGCAAGGTTCGGCCGTGGCCCGTGGTGCCGGAGGACATCGAGCCGGTGTCGGACACTTGGCAAGCAGTCGGGGCGTTTATTTTTGGCACAGCGTTGGCAATGATCGTGGTGTTCTTTGCGCTGATGTTTTTTACAGGCATGTGGATTTGGAGCTTGTTGATATGACACAAGAAGACATCATCCGCATGGCGCGGGAGGCTGGCTGGCAAGAGGACATGTTTGGTTTTGGTATCTGGGACAGCAAAGAATTAAATGTCTTTGCCGCCCTTGTTGCAGCAGCAGAATTTGCTAAACGGGAATGGAACTTCTGTGAACGCTGCGGCAAACGAACTGTTGACCTGACCACAATTCACACATGCACACCACCACAGGAGAACACATGAGCTACATCATTGCCTCGCTGCCGCCCATTAAATGCTTTGTCAGGCGCGAGTTCTTGTACAACCACACCAAAGGCCACGGCGAGTTGGAGCCTGCAATTTGGGTTAGCCTGAAAGCCCTGCGCGGCCAGGTGTTTCGCATAGAGTCGCTGCTGCCTAACTACGGCGCTCTGTACGACAAGCTGCCCATTCATGCGTATGTTTGGAAAGATGACCACGGCGACTTGCCCGTGGACACGCTCCAGCTATGGGACTGCATGGGCTACCGGTTCACCATCGTGGAATTC